CATAGCAAGATTGACAATTCGCCCTTGCGAAATTGTAAGGCGTTGCCGTCCTCAATCGTAGAAATATTGTTTAGCGATTCCAGCATCTTGTCAACATCTTCCATCAGGTCTATCCAGCCCTGCTGGGAGAACATGCTAAATCGTTCTTCGTAATACTTCTGAAGTTCAGGGGTCATGAGGCAACCTGTTTAATAACGAGGACGACGATGATGCCGAAGATGATGACGACCAAGGTGCCGCCGATGATCTGGGCGTAAAAGAGGCGCTGGGCGACCAGCTTCTTCCTTGCAATTTTGGATTCGCGTTCCGCTTTTTCCCTGGCTTGGCGAATCTTGGCCCGCTCGATGAGCATCTGCTCCCAGAGTTCGGGGTACCCCCCGTACACCAGTTGATGCTTGAGCTGCTCTTCCATCTCACGCAACTGATTGGCCTGCATGACGATCTCCATCGCCTTGCCCGTATCTGACTGGCCCTTCTTACCGGCATCGTTAGCGGCCTTCTGGACAGCGTCTTTGGCATCAAAAAAGCGGCCAAACTCACCGACAAGACCCTGGATGTCTTTGCCGAGTTTGATTGCCTTTTGGATGCCTGCGACAGCAGCCTGGGCGGTAGCGAATGCGGTGATCGGATCTATCACATAAGCACCCAGATGCCGAGCTTGATCAGTCCGATCAGCGATCCGACCAGCAAAGCAGCGACGGCAAAGCCAAGTATGAAGTCAAGCATCATCCTTTTCCTTTTTTGCAATCTTTAGGTGCTGGTGTTTGTACCAGATGTTTACGATCAGACCGATGACAGCGATGATCAAGCCGCCAAACGCCGCAATCTCATTGGCAGTCAGGCCGAAATAAACGGCGCTGGCACTGCCGCCGTACTGTGCGGTGGTTGCTACTTTGACGACTTCGACGCTCATGGCTTATTCCTCGGCAGGCAGGGGTTGGTTGCCTTCTTCCAGCCATTTTAGATATTGCTGGTAGTCGGTGTTGGCGGGGTCGAAGGGGATGAAGGCGTTGTCTGCAAGACGCTGAACGCTTGTTACTTCGCCTTGCCTATTTTTAGAGCCGAGCTTATACATTTACAACTCCGCAGAAATTGCCAGTTTATCCGTAGAGGGCGTGGTCAGCGTGAAATAAGCACCTTGGGCCGTGTAGCTCCCGCTACCTTTGTAGGGTCGGCAAGCCTGCCTAGTGATTTCATTTATGTCAGTAGGTGTTTGCGCTCCAATGTCCCCCGCAGTTCCAGCAAGTACGAATGTGCCCGTTAGCGTCACAGTGGGAGCAGCTCGTTTTTCAACCATGAATGGGATGTAGCCATACCACGCCCCCGTTCTGACCGAACAATAGCCCAGCCCGGCCGCAGAAGTTTGCATGCCGTACTGTTCATAGTACCGTTGGCACTGAAGCAACTGCCGCCCGTAGTCAAGGCGCTCAAAAGGCGAGGCGACAGAACCAGCTTCAAGCTGGACGCCGGTGATGTAGAAGGTGGCTCCTGCTGTACCAATCACAGACGTTGCACCAGTGGCCGAGATGTAGCCCGAGCCAGCCCATGCGCCTGCGGTACCGCTGTAGGTAGAGCCAACACCCAACCCGAAGAAAAGCTGTAGCCCCACGCCGTTAGTAGAGCCAACCCAGGTGCCAGTAGTGTCGCCGGCAATCGTGACGGTCTTGTACTCAAACGTATTGGCCGCAGAAATTGTGTAAGTGAACGGATAGCTGCGGTTGAATGCGTTGTTGGCGAGGGCGCCGCCAAATGTGCCTGTCAGGCTAGAACGCACCCAAAAAGAAAGCGTTACTGTTTGAGCGCTTGCAGTGCCCCACGCAAGGTCGGCAAAGTTAAAGCCCTCAATTTTCTGGCCCACATAGCAAATCTGGGTTGCGCCGAGGCTGGCATCCGCCGTGCCAGTTGTAAGCACTGCGGAGTTTGAGAATCCGGTGGGGGCCGTAGACGATTGCTGAATCGTCATAGTGCCATCGGTGTCTTCAACTGCAAACCACCGATCAAGGAAGTAGGTCTGGGCAGAAGTTAGTGAAGCACTCGCACCAGCATTGCGCTGGTCAATGCGACAGTCCCCGTTCAGAATCCGATTTCTGAAGCCCATCGACCCCGTGGGTGCGGCCACGCCGTACAGGACGGCATTGCTGCCGCCGTCTTTGTCGTAAATGTTGGATGCGCGTAGGGTGCTCATGCCTGCCCTTTCGGGTACTTGTCTTTAACCGCTTGAATCACTTCGCGCCAAGCATCGTAGCCGCCGTGATACAGCAGGTCGAACTGGTCAACGATGGAGGGGTACTCTGCCGCACGTTGGCGCTGATATTCTTTTGCGTCGTATTCCGCCTGGAGACGAGAAACTTCAGCGTCGATCTCAGCTTGAGTTGGCGGGTTATCAATACCGTGCCAATGAACGCCATCGGCATCCATAGAGATGCCAGCATCCGGGCGTAGGTTCATGCAGGCTTGGTGAATCATGCAGCCACCTCAGTAATCTTCAAAGAAAGCGGATAAGTAGCGCCGCCAGTGGTGGAAAGAGTAGAAGACAAAAATTGTGCTGCTGCGCCTTCAGTGCCGTGGTACACCGTATAGGTTCTAGCTGTTGTACTACCGCTGCTCACCGGGATTGTCATGTACAAGAAATCGGCATCGTTTGCGTCAAACGCCGTTGTCCGGTTGAACCAATGCACCTGCTTGCGTGAACCGCTGGCGGGCGGCAGGTTGACGTATGCAGCTGCCGTTACGTCGTAAAAAGCAGCGTACTGCAATTGGTTGCTATTGGGAAAAACGAAAGAACCGTAGCACTCCAGATATAAAGTGCTAGAGGCGCTAAGAGGAGTGAAAGCAATGCGAAGACTGGTTGTCAACTCATGCAATGCGCCGCTGCTGGTGAGTTGGGTTGTAGAGGTGTGGTACACCTGCTGCACCTGAAGCACCTTGCCAACGCCAGTTCCACCCTGAAGCGCAATAGTCCCCGTCGCATCCGGCAGCGTCAGCGTCCGATCCGTATTGCTGTTAGGCGCAGCGACAGTGAAGATGCCCGTGCCGCTGGCGTTGCCTTGTACTTTTACGATACTCAAGATGCGGCTCCTTCAAGCGCGGCGATGCGGGCGGTCAGGGAGGTGATGAGGGTTTGCTGTTCTTGAATCGCAGCGGTCAGCGTGGCGACTAGGAAGCTGGTGTCGATGCCTTGCGGTTTGATGTTGCCATCAGCGTCCACAGCGTCTTTAGCGCCAGTCACGCAACCGGGCACCACTTCTGCGAGTTCATGAGCAATAAAGCCCTCGCCATTAGAACCGTCCATCTTCCACTTGTAAGTGCAGGGTTTGAGAGCGACGACCTTTGCCAGTGCGCCCATCATGGGCTGGATGTCTTCTTTCAGACGGTAGTCGGAGGAAGTGTTGTATGCCGTGTTAGAACCGCTCTTAGAAATGCTGCCAATAACGTTGTTTGAAGAGTCAAAAAAACCAAGCATACCCTGTGAGGACGATGTTGCCTTAACCCCCATAGGGTAAGGTTCAGCGGAACTAGCGGTGACAATCAGGTAAGCATTAACCCCCGGCGTCTGCGTAGTGCCCATCACCAATTGACCCGTGTTGCCCGCGCCAGAACGCGTTGCAAACAGCAGGTTCCCGCTGGAGTCGAAGCGGGCGGATTCCACACCACCTTCAGCAAACGCGATGGTGTCAGCAGCGGGGAAGAAGATTCCGGTGTTGGAGTCGTTGCCTTGAATGGCAGGCGTGCTTGCGGAGCCATCGACCGCAGAGACGCCAGTAGTGCCGTTGAGAACTAGAGTCATCTAGACCACCGTCCATGTTGAACCAGAAGAAACCGTCACCGTGATGCCGGAAGCCACCGACACCGGGCCGAACGAGCCACCATTATCGCCCGAGGCAATCGTGTAGTTCTCAGAGATGGTCTGCGAGTTCACCACGATGCCGTTACTCGCACGCGGCACAGTAGCCGACAGCTCGCCAGTGCTAGGCTTGTAGAGCAGCTTTGCGTTGCCCGTGTAGATCGTCGTAAGAGATCCGCTGGTCGCGTTGGCAAAGAGCGGATACAGGTTCGTGCTGGTGGAAGTGTCGTTCGATGCCGTCACACCAGCCGTCGCCCAGGAGGTGTTCGTGCCGTCCGTCGTCAGGTACTTACCCGACTGCGAAGTCTGGCTCGGAGCCAGGGCGTTGAAGGCCGTGTTGGCCGTCGTCTGGCCTGTACCGCCGTTGGCAATCGGCAGCGTGCCCGTGACTTGGGTCGTCAGGTCAACACCCGAAAGTGTGCCACCCAGTGTCAGGTTTCCGCTGGAAGTGACGGTGCCCGACAGGCTAATGCCGTTGACGGTGCCCGTGCCGCCTACTGAAGTAACGGTGCCGGTGTACTGGTCATTCGACGTAACCGTAAAGCTCGGATACGTCCCACTAATGCTCGTAGTACCCGCGCCCGTGAGCGATACGGTTTGATCTGGCGCACTGTTGGTGATGGTGAAGTTGGGATACGTTCCAGAGGTGCTGATACCTGTACCAGCAGTCAGCGCCACCGTCTGATCCGGGGCGCTGTTGGTAATGACGCCTGTCGCGCTGCTGTAGCTGATGCCCGTCCCAGCACTTACCGCCGAGCGAGCACGGGAATCAAGGTAGTACTGGTTAGTGCCTTCGCTAATGTCTGTCGTTGTCAGCGACACAGCACCCGTCTGACCGTTGACCGAAGTCACGAGGTTCGACTGGTCAATTTTCTGCCAGACGGAACCGTTAAAGATCAGCCAGTCGCCAATCTGCCAGTCGGTGATGCCGTTCAGGTTGGTCGAACCCGCCGTGGATACGATGTAGTAGTGGCCATTCGTGCCCACGCTAGAAGTCAGCGTTGGAGTGTTGGTCGATGCGTTCCAAGTGCCTTGGAAGGATAGACCGCCAGCAACAGAAGCCCACGAAACAGCCGTTCCGTTAGTCGTGAGGAATTTACCCGCATTGCCAGTCTGGCTGGGGATCAGGTTGTTGATCTGGGTCTGCAATGATGCCAGCGCATCAAGCACTGACTGAGAAGTGCCACCACCGTTGGTAATGACCTTGATCTTTTCAGCCAGATCGGGGGCGACCACTTCGCCCACGTTGATCGTGCGGCCCGAGGACAAGCTGATGATCAGCGAGCCGTCAAAGTCAATGTGCGCGTCGGTAACCGAGACACCGTCCACACCGTCGCGGCCGTCCACCCCGTTGCGGCCGTCAGCGCCTTTCGGCCCCATCGGGCCAGTGGAGCCATCCCGACCCGCACGGCCGTCGCGGCCGTTAGTGCCGTTTTTGCCGTCTTTGCCGTCCTTAATGGAGGCGACACGGGCTTCGATCTTGTTGCCGACCTCGTCGTAGCGAGACTTGATGTCCCCTTCGATCTTCTTGAGCGCCTCGATCACCAGACGAGCCTGCTCGCCAACCTTTTGCTTTTGCAGCTCGCGGCTCTTGGCCATCGTGCCGCGAATGGACTCCAGAACAGCCTTTTGCTGCTCCGGGGTCATGCCCTGGAGGATTAGCTGTTTAGCGAGGCTTTCAACGTCCATTGCCCAGCTCCTTGGTTAGCTCGTCCAAGAAGTCTTGTTCCATACCGCTGACCTTGTTTTGCTTCTCGGCCATCTGAAGCTCAACGATCTTGGACTTGTTCTTGATGTCCGCTTCCTTGAGCATCAACTCTGCGATCTTCACTCGCTTATCAAACTCCTGCGACTCAGCGCCAGCAGGCAGGTTCTTCGTCGTCGATGCGATCACCTTGGCCTGCACTTCCTGCGGCATCAGTTGCGCCTCGGTCATCAGCTTCGCAGCCTCTGCCCGGTTCTGTTCGGCTTGCGTCGTGTTAACCGCGATCTGAGCCTGGGCCGCTTGCAGTGCGAGCTGCTGCTTGGCCATCTCGAGCTGCTGCGCCTCAGGGTTGGGCTGGGCCATCTGCTCCAGAGCACCGATCAGCTCGTAGCGGTTGGTGAGGCTGCTGTTAGACAGGATGCCCTTGAGCAGCAGAGGCAGCACCGGGGTGTTGGGGCCGAGCGTTTGCAACAGACCGATGAACTGTTGCTGCTCGTACTCGCGAGCAATGATGCCCAGCGTGGCCGTCGGGATGAACTTCATATCCACCGACGGATAGCGCTCGGGGTCGAACTGCATGTAGCGGAACGCCGCTTTTTGGATAAACGGAATCAGGAAGTCTTCCTGGAAGTTCACCAGCGTGCGCTTGTACTTCTTGATGATCGTGGCCACTGCCATCGACATCCCACCCGCATCACGCGCCGCTTGGCTCACCATGCCTTGGCTGTCGAGCGTACCCGTCGATTGCAACAGCATGCGCTCAAAGTCCTTGGCCGTGGCCAGATTCGCACCATCGGTGTTGCCAAACTTGAACGGGAACAGAATCTCGTTGGGGTTGCCGTTGGTAAGGATCGCCTTACCCGGCTTGACCTCAAACTTCGCACCGCGAGGCAACCGCGTGGCATCCATCGCCATCATGGGAGCGGTGGTCAGGGCCAGCGAGTCAAGGTGGCTGCGCACCTCGGCATCAATGGCCTTTTGCATGTTGTAGGCCTTCTCGACCGTACCACGACCGAGCAGGCGGTTGGGAACCGTATCATCTTGATAGGACAGCACAGGGCGATCCTTCATCATGTACGGGTTCTCTTCGGCCTTGAGCAGATACCCCTCGTTGGCGATGACGACAATGGCTTCCACCAGATCGCTGTACTCATCGGCTACCGAATCATCGGGGAACAGGTCTTCGACTTCCTTGTTCTCTTCCAGATTCTTGAGGTATTCACGCGGCACCAGACCGTAATACGTCAAGAGACGAACCTTATCGCTCTCGTACTGGCTGATTTCTTGCGTCGGCTCCAGATCGGTGTCTTCAGACGCCGTTTGAATGTTGACTTTGCGGTAGATCCCGCGCTCCATGCCCTCGACCACCTTGTGGATCGAGACATACTTCTCGATTGCCACGCCCATGCAGTCGTCAACGCTCGTGCCGTTGGGGTCAAACAAGAAGTTCTTGGGGTTGACCGGCACAATCTTCACCGCAATGCGCGGTTTTTCGATCACACCGATGGCCGCTTGGCCCGGTTGGCCAGGAATGGCCTGCGTAGCGGGGACAAACGTCTTTTCGGTCTTGACAACGATCTCGCCAATGCCCGTGCCGTAGATTTCGGCCATCAATTCGATCTGGTCGATGGATTTGCGGATCTTGTCCTGCTTGAAATCGTCCATCAACTGAGCTTTGAGCATCTCAACGTCAAGCGGGTTACCGTTAACGTCGCGAATGTCGTCCTCAATGTCGAAAAACTCGCCCTGGCCGAAGATCGCTTCCATGATCTCCGCATGCCGAGTCTCAACGGCCTGCTGCGTGGCGGGCGTCACCAGTTTAGAGCGCTCAGATTCGCGCATCTTGTCCTCCGCCGCCCACTGGCCACGGAAGATGCGCTCATATTCCAGGTAGGAAGGCAGGAAGTTGGTGTCGCGCCAGTCGCGCCAGCGGTCGCAGTGATCCGTAACGAATGCTAGAAGCTCCTTGTCACCCTCGGTAGGTTCGTAGAATTCGTTAGGTTCCATAGTCACACCCCTGAAAT